GTTACATCCGCGTCCAGTTCTAATTTATACCAGAATAAATGATTGGTCGTTCCTGGCAAAATGTAAGGTTCGTCAAGAGAAGAAGCTGTCCATGTAATTGCACCGGTTTGATTGAAAGATTTTGTTGAGGTAGCAGTGTCTCTAGTACCATCACCCGCAGGCATACCAGTCACGGCCGCCCATGCGCTAGACCTCATGGCCTTTACGCTTAGGTTTGCAGCAACGATATTTCCGGTTCCTGCGGTTATGGTAATGTTGAGACCTTTAAGACGCCTACGAAAACCTATGTAAACATCTGCCGTGGCATTTTGCGCCCATGTGATATAAGTGGAGGCATTGGTATCCCGGACCTTGTCATATCCGTTATGGTAAGTAGTGGCGGTTCCTGCCCTATCTATCAGAACACCGTCAGGATAAGCGGTCCCTCCGCTCCAGGCCCAGGGTGTCGTTCCATTGGCCGCGCCAACCCAATCGTCACCTACCCGATCACTGAAGGCTACGCCTGTGGAGGCGGTTAGGGCATAAACAGATGAGCCGAAGGTTGTTCCAGCAGCAGGAGGATCATTTGTAGCAGAGTAAAGGTTATCATTGGCCTGTGCTATAAAAGCCCTTGTACCAATGTCTTTATTGACAAATTGATGTAGGGATTTGATCTGATAAGCGCCAAGTGTTTGCGTGTTATGATCTGTATATCCTTCTCTCGTTTTCCAGCCAACCGATACACCCGGCGAAGGTCGGATCATGTTATAGACTTCTTTAACCGCTGATCCGCTCTGGGCGGCGAATGACACATTCCTATTCAGTTTGTCGGAAAAAACATAACTCCGGCTTTTAATATCGTCTTGAGTAGTAGCCGCTCCGAAAATAATGGAAGCTATCAGAAGAAAAAATATTGATAAATACTTTTTCATTCAGTAACCTCTTGCTCTTTCTCAGATTGAGATTCCGTAGTTTTATCAAGACCTAATTCCATCATGTATTCTTCCATGGCAGCCTTATAAGCATTGACATTGCCGGCTTTTTTGTGACCCTGTGCTGTTACATAAAGAATGAGAGCTTTATCGAATTGTGCAGGAGTAGGGATTGCAGATGAAGTGCTAGTTAGCCTCGATGGAATGATTGAAAGATAAGCCGTAATGGTCTCGGTTGTGCCAGATATGGTAGCCAATGGAGGGTAAACACCAATTTTACCATCAAATTCATACCAGAACTCAGGTTGTCTTTGAGCAGCAGGCTTGAAATCACTTTGGGTTTGACCGACACTCCAGATATTGCCCTTCTTTAAGCCTACCTTTTTACCGTCTGATTTGGTGAGGATCACGCCAACCACGTCATAATAATATGCTGCTAGAGCATACTCTATCGTATTGGCAATAAGATTTTCCGCTTCAGTTGTTTGATAACATCCTGTTTTTTTCGTAATATCAATCAGGCCGTCATTAACCCAACGTATCAATTCAGTATCAGAATAGAGAGGATCTTCTACTGCGCTTGCGGACACGGCCCCTAGCTTATATCGTGCAGCAGTTATGATATCATCCAAGGTAAGACCGGAAGTAGTTTGATTGCCTGCAAATATATAGAAAGGCAGAAACCAACAAGCGATTAAAAAACAGGCAATCAGGCCCTTAATCAGTAATTTTTTATTCATAACTCATACTCCGCATACTCGCTGTCAGTGCTAAAGAATTGTGGTTCTGCATCGTGGTTTCCTACAAATTCAATCATTTCCTGCATCACTTCATAGAATCGTGTCGTATGGTATCTATGCTTGGAAAAAGCTTTGTCTGGATATTTAACGTCCTGCTTCAAGTCCACACCGATATTGTCTCCAAAATAATCGGCAAGTACCCAATGTTTTATAACATCCAGAGCGTAAGACGGAGGAATACCGTCAGGAACGGCGGAACTTGATGCCATAGCAACGGGGAGCCTGTAAAAATAGACAAGCAGATTTTCAGAACTCGAAGGAATGCCCTGGTAATAAAGGTTTGATCCTTTTACGCAGCACATATAAATCTCACCCGTTTCACTCAGGTCTTTATACTGTGCTCTTTTCAGAAACGTGTTGAATGAGTAATAATCGCCACCACGGGGAGGGTATATTTGATCATCATCATCATTGGCAACATGAAAAAGATTCCGTTGATAAGTTGTGCCGATGGTTTTATATGCCGCGCTTGTGCTTGTGGCGACTGTTGCAGTTGAATAAAGGTCAGGCAAGGGAGGGCTTATACCGCCATTGGGCATTTTTATACCAGCAGTTATTCTAAGGACGCATTGCGTAACACGAGCCCTTAATCCTGTTGAATCAAACTTCTCCTGTGCCAAAACCTCCATAATGGCATATTCGATTTCTTCTCTTGTAGCCATAGGGATTCCCTTAAATCAGGCGGGGAACCAGCCCCCGCCTAATGGTAAAAGGTTAGTGGAATTACTGCGTCACGATTGCGAACTCATCCAGCTCGATATGAATCCCGACAATGGTATCCCCTACCAGGGCTGAGATCACAATCTTGAGCATTTTATTTGCCTCGGTAGTGCTGGCAGGATCGAAGATAAGTTGCTTGTTTGTCGTATCTCTGGTGCCGATACATTTAACACCGGCAGTTACAACCGTTGCGGTAGCCAGGTTGACAGATGTTGTAGCTCTTTGGATATCCACTGTGTCCCCGACTGCCACCGTAGCACTAAAAATAACTTCCAATTTGGTTACGGTGCATCTGCATGGAGCAGGCATATAAAAAGTCAGTCCGCCAGTTCCCACAAGAATAGCAAGATCTATATGTTTCATAATATTCACCTCATAACATTAAAAGATTAAAGTTTAAGGGAGCCATTTTTCAGCTCCCCCCTTTATTTAAAACGGCTAAATGGTTATTACGATGCTTCCTGTACTCCGGTTGCCAGGACATGGGCTTTCCTGTTCGTGCAGACAAGCTGGCCAATCCATCGTGAATTGACATACATTTTATCCGGTTGACCGAGCACTTCCATGGAAACCCATTTTGGAGTCGTCCAGTTTTTATCCGCATGGGCTTTCAGTTTGAGAAACAGGGAGTTAACGCCGTAGATATATCCACTTGAGACTTCATCGTCAGCGCATATAACGGCCCCTCTAAACCGGATGTTGTCAAAACCCGCATCCACCAATTTCTGATCGGAACCGAATCTTTGTTGAGTCTGAAGGGTCATCTCATAACTGTCCTTCAGGGTCTCAGTTGTTACATAGAGGTTCGGCCTTTTCTTGGAAGACTGCCCTATTGCCGGGGTTCTGTGGAGCTTCTGCATAAAGGAGAAACTGATCTCCGATCCATCGGTATTGACGTTGGCTTTCCAGAGGGCCATATCATCCTCGGCTATGTTTCCGTAAGCCGTTGATGTAGTCGTACTGAACAGATCGGAAAGTGCCTTTATCGCGTCATTATCCCCGGATGTCCTTGAGAAAATAGCTTCGGACATCTCCTTATACCCAGATTTCAGGACGTTTTGAATGTATTTATCTGCCAGATTTACGATGGCATTTACACCAGCGTTTTCAATCTGGTCTTGAAGGCCAAGGGCATTAGACGCATAAATACCACCCCACCCAAACTTAGCGGCATTGATGATGTCCACTTTATCCCTTGGGATAATGACATCTTCTCCGTAAGATCCCCGATTGGAATCGTCATACTCCAAAGGAACTTTGATCATCTTCCCGCCGTCTAGGGTCTCGCTAGGTTTAACAAAATACTCATCAAACGCCATATCAGGATTACCGATAGCTTGCTTGACGAGAAAATAGGTCAAAACATTCTCCACGAATTTTATATCTACGGGTTCCGTATGAAGATATAGATCATTCGTGGCAGCTTCTAATTGATTAATTGCTAAAGTCATGGTTTAAAATCCTCCGTATAATTTTATCCGCCTTCATCCATAAGAGCCCGCACTTTTTCAGCCGCAGAGTTAAGGATGTCTAGGCGGGTTTTAGGTTTTCCATCAGGAGATCGAACTGATCCCCCTGGTTTTGTAAAAATCTTCCCTGCCCGGGTGTCGCCTCCCGTTAGGTTTGCTGCCTTTTTTGCTTCATGAAGAGCCGCTTTCAGTTCAGAGATCACAGTATCCTTCTCTTGTGCAATGGTTTCGTAATAAGCGGAAAAGTCGTCATGGAGTGGATTGTTGGATTTGAGAGCTTGAAATGCGCCGCTTTTTTGTAATTTAGTGAAATTTGGATTGGCTTTAAGAAAATCCTGCTTTATAGCTTCAGCGTCTCTTTTGGTAAGAGTATCACTGATTTGATTTTCAGCAACCTTTAGCGTCTCGTCCTTGACAGATCGGGCGGTCAGCAGAATCGCCTTTTTCAATAGTTCGGCTCCTTGTTTTCCTGCCGACTCATCATTGAAAAAATCCAGCTTGCCATACTCGTCAAGGGTTTTTGTAAGCTCATCTTCCGCAGACGGACCTTTTTCCTCGACTGGTGTCCGGCCTTGAGGACTTTGCATAATTTGGGTTAAGGTATCCGTAAGATCCGTAACCTGTTTTCTAAGGGTGCCAAGTTCATTCCCTTGTCGGTCAGACAGACTCTTATGTTCATTAAACCCTTTTTCTGCTTCCTCTTTGGTTTTCCAGTCACCTAAATAAGTCTCTGGAGGTACGTCTTTGGTACCTTCGTCATCCACTACATTGCCTTTGTCTTCTATTGGATCTACCATTTTGTTCATCTCCTTCCGGGCCGAGCGTCAAAGAGGTTGTCCCTTATGTGGGCCTCACCCTCGGTTGTCCCGCCCAGGGGTAAAGGGGTTAATAAAAAAGAAAAGCCCGAAATACTCTGACACTCAAATGAGTGCTTCCAAGTACTTCGGGCTTCCAAGTAACCTTCAGAACTATTCCGAAGGTCTTATCTGTAACCGAATTTTATTTAATTAATTTTCCCTCTCTAATCTCCTTACAATCTCCTATCCCGCCTTGATTTATATTGATTTCAAATAAATATTTTCTGGCTACTTTGTCGTTCAAACCTTCCAAAAGTATTTGCTTAATCGTTTCTAACAGTGATTCAAGTCTATCGAGGGTCATATCACTTTTAGGTTAGCCTCACTTATTCTTTTCCCAACTACCACATCAAACAAGGACAACTTCAATTCTTCAATATCTTTTTTCCTTTCAACTAAATCCTGATGCTATTCCTTGTCTGACTCATTTGCCTTTTTGTGTGCTTCCCTTAAGGTATTCTCTATATCGTCCATACGGCTATTGCCACGCGTAATTACGTCATTCACTCTTTTTACGGCATCCCTATACTCTTCATTGATTTGAATAACTTCTTTAACTTCCAACCTAGATTGACTTAGTTCTTTTTTTAATGTATCAATTTCTTTCCGTTGTGATTCTCTTGTAGTGAGCAACCGCGCAAGGGATTTTCTTATTTCTATTATTTCTTCATCAATACTGATACCCCTTTTCATGTCATCCTCTCTCAAAAACTCCATGCTCTTTCAAATACGCTTTATACTCTCCCCTAGTCCTTAAAGGTGGATCTTCCGGCCTTAATAAAGTTTGACAAGCAGAAGCCAACCATGACGGTTCATCGTCACATTCAAGGCCCCCATGACCTAGAACTATGACCTTTTTACTTATTCTGCTGCACTCCGGGCATTTCCGAGTTCTAGTCATTTTGTCCAGTTTAAGGCGTACGTCAAACTCACCGTGATCAGGACATTCGTAGGTGTAGAGCATTATGCCGCTCCTCTCACATTCTCCGGTACTTTTCCCCCTTGCAATGCCCTTGGGGTACCTGGTGAAACAGTATCAGGTGCTTTGACTACGTTCCCTCCACCACCTCCTGAAACATCCCCAGGGCCTCCTTGTGACTGCATAAGGGTCTGTTTTATCTCTAGGGCCAGTTCTTTAGGCATACCGGCCTGAATGAGAATATTAAGGGCCATATCAAGTTGAGTTTCACCGTTACGCTCAACAATATTTTTCCAGTTTGGAATACCCAATGTTTCGAGTATCGTTCTAAGATCCAACCTGGGAGCCAGCCATCTAATCTGTTCCTCGATTCTTAGAGATGTCTTGGGAACAGTCGATCCAACCTCGATCTGATAGTTAAATCTTCGACCAGCAAAATTAATACCCCGAAACGTCTCTTGATTCTCGTTTACATCAATAAATTCTTCCCTTGTGCCGAAGTTTTGCCATAAGCCTATTGCCCACTTCCCACGTTCTGAGGCTACATATTCAATCGATTCAACCTTGCTTTGCATCAATATGGCGTTCCGCTCCTGGAGGGCCACAATCGCACTAGCAGCAGTGATTCTGCTAGGTGATTTTCCTCTATCGGCGTCCTCGATCTGATAGATCCGGTCATAGAACTGAAGGATGACATTAAGTACATTGAAAAACGTGGTAGGTAAGTTAGGAGTCTGCAAAAACCTGATATCGGCTTGCGGTTTCCATGGCATTAAAACCAGTCTAGGTTGCCCGACTTGCTCTTGTATCATTTCCTTTGTAATGCCGCAGTTGGCTTCGATGATCAGTGTAGGCGAAAGGGCCTGATCCACATAGGCAAACAGTCGGGTAAAGATGTTGCTTATCTTGATCAAGAGATCGGCGGTCTGCTCTCCGGCAGAGAAACCGTAGCTTGAATTACTATCGCTGTAGCTATCCGTCTTCAGGCATGGGAATCGGCCCCATGAATATGTTGTTTTGGCAATCTCGATGGCCAGTTTTGGATTAACGAGTCTGATGTTAGGAGAATCATCCAGGACGAGATAAGAATGAGGGGATTTATCTTTAGCTCTGATTATATCTTTTCTAGCGATTGTGACTTTCCGTATTCCGTCCGGGTATTTTTCTTTTGTGATCTCTTCAAAAAGAAACTCATCGGTTAATGGATCAGTGATTGGATTTCCCTCTGGATCTAGCATCGGTTTTGATTCTTTAATCTTTCCGGTTGCTCCCCTTATCCATATCTCTATTACGAGTCCTCTTTGAAAAGGCTTTTCCCCGGTTGCTGATTTACCGGATACTGGAGACATTGCAACTGAATATTTTCCGTGTGCCGTCTTACTTGATACGCCAGATGATGTTAATGTCTGAGTTCTCGGCCTGTTTTCTTCTCTGGATTCCCCTAATAAAGCATAAGGTTCATCAGAGGCAACCCCATCCACTTCATACATTTTCTCTATTGAATCAACGTAATCTACTTCCAGGAAAACCAGATAAGGCATATCTTCTGACCAGTTTTTCCAGATACCGGGTGCCGGAATAACCCCGAACGGATCTTTTACGGTGCAGTCGGGTTCCTGTTTTTCGTCATTCCACCACACTTTTTCTACGGTATAGCCGTATATCTCCATGTTATCGGCAGATTCTTTGAGCTTAGACCTCTGTCCAGTCTGTTTCCACCATTGCTTTACCCGTGCTCCCATCAGCTCTTCACCACTATCTTTAATCCCGTCCATGTCTATCACTTCAGCTGTGGGGTTATTAGCCGTAATATTGGCAACAGTCCTCTCCACATTCGCAAAGAAGAGATTGATCGGTGTAAACACTTTTCGCTTTCTGAGTTTCGTATCAAACTTGCCCCGGAACATTGCATGGTTATCAAGAAGGCGTTCCCTAATTTTCAATCTCTCCTGCTCTCCTAACGCGGTCTCATAAATCATATAGAAGAAATCAGAGACATCCACATGCCCTTCAGGTGGTAAATTCGATAAAGTCCAGTCTTCTTTCATTTAAGTTCTCTTTTCATCTAGGCAATAAAAAAAACGGCAAAGATGATAGAAATTAACCCAATCTATCATCGACGCACAAGGCCATATTTTGGCGATGCAAGCGGAGCATCAAAAAATGTTGCAATCTAATTACGAGTTTACTCAAAAAATAATGGAACTCGAAAAAGAAAAAGCGAAATATAAACTTATCGAAATCAACAAAGGAGTCGGAATATATACTTTCGATTCTTCTCAAAATCCCACCATACCAAGTCACTGTATTTGCAAGAATTGTTATAATGATAAAAAAGCATCTATTCTCGATTCGGTCTATATTCATGTTTTTTCCTCTTTTTCAATATTACCCCAACCCTTGCCCCAGACAATCCGATTTTCTTGCCGATAGCAGTATTGGTCAGGCCCCTTTTTTTAAGACGGAAAATCTTGTCATCACGGGATTCAGTTTGTTCTTCATCATCCACCATGATTGAATAAACCTTTTTTTCATGGGAAATTGCCCTATTCTTTGCATTGACAAGACGCTCATTCCATTCTCTTTCCAACTCTTCATCGGTGTAGGTCACTGTGATATGCGATGGTTCCTTGGGCCTCTCCATAACCAATAGTTTCCCTGATCTGCATAATCCTGCTCCACATCCCGTACAAAACATGGAAAAATGACTCCGGCTTTTCTTACAGGCTTGATTTTCGCTTAATCCATCTCCAAAAGGAGGCCACCGCCATTTCTTCCATGGATATTTCAGCATCACCATGGCTCCGTGAGCCTTTATGTTAGGATCGTATTGATCTGTCGTTTGAAGATAGATCTGTTTACAAAAAGGGCATTTTACGTCAAGGCCCACCAAATC